GTTGCCCTTGCTGAGAACCACACTACGAATTGCACTGTTCTTGAAAAAGACAGGGGATGCAATTGTGGCGCATTTGACAGCGGCGCTATTAGTGATATCGTGTGGGATATTGTTTCTAAACTTCAACTTTTGACCCGATCCGAAATCGGAGCATATGGCTTGCTTTTGCTCGATTTTATTTATCTTATGCACAAGTGTCCCGCGGCTCGTCAGTCTCTTTTTGGTATGATGGAGACTATTGTCAAAATTGGCCCTGGGATTGCTGAAACCATTGATGACAACTCAAGCCTGATAGCGCTTGAACGCAAATATTGGCAATCTGCGAACTCTAGCATTCCTGGTGCTGGTAGTGTCGACTGGATCTTTGCTGATTCCACTTTAAATGCTCTATTGACTATCTCTGATTATGAGGAGAAACATCGTGAAACTATGTTGAGCGTCATGCGTTGGTATCGCTATCTTGTGGCTCGCAAGGTTATTAAACCTTTTGATGAAACCAATTTCTCTCGATTTGGTGATGTTGCCACAACACCTATGGATTTCTGCACGCGTGTGCATTTTAATTTTGTTGACCTTCCCACTGATGACTTTGGGGATGTAACATTGGAGGAGATATTGTCGCGTCACCTCCAGCTTGTCTCTGCTACTAGCGAAGATGAGAATGCCAGGGACGACGCCCTTTGCAAATTTGAGGGTGCTCTACTGACTCATGTTACTGGAACTATGGATTTCTCTGAACTTGAGAACAATGTTAAAAGGAGAATGGAGATGATCGAGCTGATCTCCGGCGACACTGAAAATGAACGCTATGCCATCCATCGACTGACTAAACTGTTTAAGATGACAACCGCTTACCCCGATATAAAAGACCCATTTACTCTCCGTTGGAGAATCACAAATGAGGCATCTCGCTTTCATCGCCTTGATAAGAACAAGAAGGCCAGGTATGATTGGGGAAGGGTTTCTGGTGGCACTGCACCAAGCTATGTACACGGACTCTCTGATATGAATGTTGAGTATGACGGTGAAATGTATGCTCCGATATACACGTATGCCAAGAATGGACCGGCGTGGGATATTGCTAAGAAGTATGAGAATACGGAGTGGTTTAGAATGCTGCGGGAATCCATTGAGCTCATTGAGAGGGTGAATCCACTAAATCACGTTTACGTGTCCCTCACACATCGCGCCTGCAAGAAGTTAATGGCAAACGATTTGGATGATCTGGATAAACGTATAAGGATTTCTGTTAACACCTTAAAACTTCTTAAAAAGATTGAAATCAGAGATAATGGATTGAAGTTTTGGACATGGGGGGTGAGCCTGAGGAAGTTCAGGGAACTTCTGATGAAGGTTATACAAATGTTTGAAGTGCATATGAAAGAGGAGCATATAGTATCGTTGGTGCCATACGTTTTTATGTGTGCCCAAAAGCTCCGTGAAGAGATGGCAGTTCTTGCCCGTCTTCCCCCTCGTGTTATTGACTGGATGATGACTGTTAGCGTGCTTAAGAACAATGCCGTTAACTTTTATGAGAGGCTTGTTGGTGAGTTGCGGCGGATTAGAAACAACCCTGTACAACGGCTTCTGGATGGGGTGCGCGCCACTGGTGCGACCGTTTGGAAATTTATAACTGGTTGTGG